CACCGGGACCAGGCTTTGCGCCATGGCCACCATCTCGTCCGCGCTCGCTCCGATGGCCTTCCGCATCTCGTCCTTGGCAACCTGCGGCAGGGCCGCAAGCTTCCGCTGGAGCCGCTCAAGCCCTTTGATCGAGGTCGCCATCGGTCTTGCGCTTCCTCGGAAGTCTCACCGCAACGCCCTTGGCAACTGCCGCCTCCGCGCATGGCGTCGGGACGTTCTTCTCCTGTCCGGCCTTGAATGCGATCGTGACCTGCGGCTTGGGCTTCCAGTCGAAGTTGGCTGTGAAGCGAAGCCAGGGCATCAGGCGGCCACGCCAGCTTCCACGAGCATTTCAAGGAACAGCCGGTCATCCGTCCGCGTCGGGTTTTCCCTGATCGCAAACACCGTGCCGTCTCCCTCGTCCACGCATCGCCAGTCGTTGGATATCCGGCTGGTGTCGCCATCTCGACGCACGGTCAGGATGGCAGGCTGCCGGCCCTCCAGCCGCCCCGCGATGACGCCCTCGCCACCGCGTCGATAGGCAAGCCCGCCCCACCGGGTGAACTGGACGGACCAGCCCCCCGTGGTATTGCCATAGCCATCGTCCTCGTCCGCTCTAGCCTCGAAGCGGAACCGACGGTCGAGCTTGCCGGCGGACATGGATTAGAGCGTCACGCCGGAGTCGAGACGGCAAAGGCGCATGTTGCTTGCGGAGGTCGCAACGCCAACCAGAACGGCCCGCTCGCCAGTCCCGACATCCTCATATGGGCAGATGCCGCCGGCCGTATCCGAGAGCCAGTAAGACCGGCCGGGGGTCAGCGTTGCGCCGATGGCAAGATCGCCGGAGACCTGCATGTCGCCGGGCTGTCCATCTCCGCCCCCATTGAGCGCGATGCCCTCATGGACACGAAGCGCCGCCGTCGCGTGGTTGCTGTCCGCCAGCACATGCTTGTTGGTGGCGGGGTCCTTCACGATCGCCTTACCGGCGGTGACGGTGGCGCCGAAGACGACGGGCTTGATGGACGCGTTCGCGCCCGCCTTCACGTTCGTGGCGGTAACGGTGAGATCGACCATGTTGTTTCTCCGGTGGTGAGGACACTAGACCCGCCACACCCGATAGGGCGCGCACAGGGCCTCATAGGCATGTGGAAGAACATCCTGGGCTTCACCAACGCTCTCGCGGTTCTGGTAGAGCGTTCCGACATGCAGGAGCGCGGCCACCTTCAAAGGCGCCGGGATTTCGGCATAGCCCGCCGTGTAGGCAACGCGAACCGCGTCATGGGTGCTGTAGAGGCTTGGAAGGCTATAGCCGTTCCGAAGCCATATCCGCCCGCCAGACACTTTGTAGTCGTTCTGGTCAACCGCCTGCTCGACATTGTCGCTGTCCAGGTAATTGAGGCTCTGGACGGATATGACAGGCAGCAGAGGCAGAGCGAAGTTGTGCCCGGCGAAACACCATGCATTCGCGACGACCTGTTGCTGACCGATCGCACGGCCAAGCCAGCCTTCCGGCCCGTCCATGTGCGCCGAGGCAGCCGCAATGAGGGCTTCGATCACATCGTCGTCGTCATCCGCATCAACGCGCAGATGCAGCTTGGCCTCTTCCAGAGACACAAGCGGGCCGGGAGGAGTGACGACAACGACGTTCATGGTCACGCAGCCGCCACCGTGTTCGTCTCAGCAGTCGTGGCCGTGGCCGAGATACCTGCGTTGGTAGCCGTCACCCGGCATGACATCTTGGACCCGACATCGCCAGCCGCCAGAACTCGCGTGGAAGCCGTCGCGCCCGAGATCGGCACGCCAGCCCGCAGCCACTGATAGGCATAGGACGGCGACTTCGACCATGTTCCGGTGGAGCAGGTCAGCGTCTGGCCCTGCGTGGCCGTGCCGGTGATCGCCGGAGCAACCGAGTTGACCGGCTTTTGGACATAGGTCACCGCCGCGCGGCGGTATGCGGCCTTGCCGCGCGTGCGCTGGATCTGGCCGGGCATGTCAGGAACCCTTCTTCTTGCGGGTTGAGGGCGCCGCCTTGTTTTCGACAGTCGGCGCCTTCTTGTTGGCCGGCTCCGGATCAGCCTTTCCGCCGATGATCTCGACAACGCCGCGAGCCGCGAGATCCTTGGCGTCGAGCTCCGGATATTCGGCGGTCTCTCCCTCCGGCTTCCCATCGAGCGGGCGGAGCAATCTGACTTTTGTGGTCATAAGAATGATCCTTCCATCGGTTCAGAGAGCGGGCGACCGAAGCCGCCCGCTTTGCTGAGCCGATCGTCAGGTCACGCGGCCAAGATCGCCGTAGACGAGCGCGGCGGGGCGATAGATCGCCAGCGCCAGACGCTCTTCAGCGCGGATCGTGACCTTGTTCTTGACGAAGTTGTCCTGATCCTCGGTCGAAACCTCGACCGTGGCGTCCTGGCGGTCGAAGATCTGGGCCGCCAGGTCGAATGCGCCGACAAGCGCCTTGTCGGCCGTGATTGCCTGCGTTTCGACCACCGGAAGGCCCCAGAGGCGCTTCTGGATGGTCCCCTGCGGATCGCCGATCAGGTAGCCGCCCGCGGAGTCCTTCGACATCTCGACGGCCGCCATGTCGATGGGGTTCATCACGATGCCGTTCGCCGGATACTCGGCGAGAGCAACCTGCAGGATCATCAGTCGCACCACGTCGACCGGCGTGGAAGCCGTAAGGCTGCCCGGTGCCGAGTAGGCCGTGGCGTTCGTGATGAGGCCGCTGAGGTTCTGGCCGGAGCCAGAGCCGGTCAGGATCTGCGTCTCCTCGACATAGGCCAGGCCGTAGCGCAGGCGCTGGTCGATGATCGAGCGCAGGCCCGGCGCGTCGGCGAGGATCTGCACCGAGGCGCGCATCCAGTGAGCGATGGTGCGAACCGGAGCGGTTGCGTCCTCGAACTGGATCTCGGACTGCGGCTTCGCCGCACCTTCCGCGACAGGCGCCGCGGCGTTGGTGAACAGCTTCTCCTTGTCGTATTCGATCGAGTTGGAGTTGGTCTGACCCTGCGCCAGCAGAGCACGAATGGTCATTCGCCGCTGAGGGAGCATGGTCCCGGCGACGCGCTGAGGCTGCACCAGCGTGCCAACGGAGCCGGCGGCGTCGGTCGCGAGAGACGAGATGTCCTTCACCTCCTGGATGAAGCGACCACGCGGGCGGGTCTGGCCGGCAAACGCCTTGAAGCCGTCGCTTTCCACGAAGATTTCGCCCGCGGAGCGATGATCGGCTTCGCCGCCACGGCCGCGAGCAAGCTTCTGCTCAAGTTCGTCGAGACGGGCCTTGGCTTCATTCATGCCCGTGAGAGCCTGGTCGGCGAGTTCCTTGGCCGAATTGGCTATGGGAACGCCCTTCTCGGCCTCGGCGAGCGCCTTCTCGGCGATCTCCTTGACGCGATCATGCTTGGTTTCGAAGTCGCGCTTGACCTCGGCGGCCAGTTCGGCCGCAGACTTCTGTTCCGACATGGGAACCTCCTGATTTTCGGTTGAGTGGGCTGTCAGCCATTCAGAGCGCGCAGGAATGCGAGCCCGTCTTCAGCCGCGTCGTCAGGATCCCCCTGGAGATGCGGTGCTGCCTTGCCGGCGATGGCCGCTGCAAGGCTCTTTGAGAAGCCGCCTGCATCCCGCAGGAACTGCTCGAACTCTCGGACAGTGGGCTTGCCGCCGCCTTCGAGAATTTCCTTGACGCTGAAGATTAGCGTCTTCTCGTTCATGGGAATGGTGACTAACGACACCTCATGGAGCGCAGCTTCGAGGATCTGCCTCACCTTGCCCTGAAACTGATGCTTGATAGTCTGGTAGCCCATCGAAAGGCCACCGATCGCGCCATCCTTGACCAAGCCGTGCGCTTCCCTGCCGGCCGCGGTCGAGAGCGAGAAACGCCCCTTCACGAGCAAGCCTTCCGACGTCTCCTTGAACGAGGTCCAAACGCCGGCCGGGCGCTTCTGATCATGAAACAGCAGCATCGGGATGCGGCTGCGGCCCGCGATTGACTTCTGGATGGCGCCAGGCATCACCTGATCGCCGCCAAAGTCGACGTTGCCATAGCCGACGGCCAAACCTTCGACATTGCCCTCATCGTCGACCGACTTGGTGTCGAGCGCGAAATCAAGTTCTTTCATGGTCATTACTCCTAGGCCGACGGCGCAGCAGCAGCGCTCGATCCACCTTCGCCTTCCGGCTTGGGCTTGATCGCGTCGGTGAGCGGGATGTCCTGCATCTGCACCGTCACCACGTCGCCGCCCTCGATCGGCGGCAGATTTTCCAGAGCCCGGCACTCATTCCGGGTGGCTAGACCCATGCCGATTGCTTCTTTGTAAGCGCTGTAGCGGCTGGCCGTGTCGCCACGCAGAAGGCCTTCGAAGTTGAATTCGATGGTGATGCCCTGTGACCGACGCTCAGCCAGAGGCACCAACTGCTTCAGAACTGCCTGCTCAATGCGCTTTAGGCGCTTTCGGAGGGTGAATTTCTGGAAGCCGAGAACATCGACCTCCTTGCCAGTCCCCCAGTTGGATGCCTTGTCGCCGAAACCGACCATCGCCGGCGGGACGCCGAAGATCCGGCAGATTTCCTCGCCGCCGAACTTGCGGCTTTCCAGCATCTGCGCGTCAGCCGGGTTGATCGTGAGCTGCGTCCACGTCAGCCCCTTGTCGAGAAGCATCGGGCGACCCTGGCGGATCGAACCCTGATACTTCTTGACGAGATGGTCCTCGAGTTCGGCCCTTTGCTCGGGGTTGAGCTTCACATCAGCTGGCGTCGAGAGGATGCCGCTCGGGTTGACCCCATTCCGGAACATCGATCCGGCCGCTTGTTCCGCCGAGATCGCGTCGTCAAAGACATTGCGGCAGATGGAGAGCGTCGAAGACCCCGAAACGCCATCCCCTAGAGGGCCGCGGATGTGCAGGATGTCCTCACCGCGCTTTACCGTGCGGCGACCGTTCTCCGTCCAGTCATACTCCAGACCGCCGTCATCCCGTCTGCGGACCTTCACGAGATCAGGACGGAGTGGATGAAGCGCGTTCAGAACCCCGTCCGACTGACGACGCTCCATCAGCGCGTAGGCATTGCCATGCAACTCGATGCTGGCGGCCATTACCTCCCAGAAGTCGACCGCCGTCTGGTCATAATTCGGGCTGTCATGCAGGACAAAGTAGAGCGGATGATCCTTAGCTACCCGCCGGATGCCCTGGGCGTCCGTCCGGTAGACCATGAGCGGCAACGAAGCGATCGTGCCCGCGATCAACTGCACGCAGGCCCACGTCGCTGACAGACCGACCGCCGAACTGGCCTGCATTGCCCGGTAGTCGCGATACTCAGCAACCGTGACCTGGTTCGTGACGAAATTATCCGAATGCTCGGTCGACACCTGGCTGCCACGCCACGGCTCGATGTCCTTGACGCCGCTAAGGCGAAGCAGATTGCGCTGAAGCCAGTTCATCCATAGCTCGCTATCCACGCGTCCGCATCGAACGCAGTTGCTTCAGGATTCCGGCTCATAAGTTTGGCCGCGTTCAACATCGCGATCATCGGGTCGATCTTCGCCTTGCCGGCAGCCTGCTTCGTGATCGCCCGTGC